CGACTTCAAGCAACACACAATCACCACCTCGCAAAAAGGGTTATTTAGATATAAACCGAAAATAACGGAACTGAACGGATATGAAAGATGACAAAGGCAGGTTCATAGCAGGCAACACAGGAAGGCCAAGCGGAACACCAAACAAAACGACAAACAAAATCAGAGAGGCATTCCAAACCCTCATAGAAGCCAACCTTGAGAATATGACTATCTGGTTGACCCAAGTAGCAGCAGATGACCCAAAGGGCGCACTTGACCTCTTGAATAAGATGGCAGAGTACACGACCCCTAAACTCGCAAGGGTGGAGAACTCACACGAGGTATCGGATGAGCTAACGAAAATCAAGGTAGAGATTGTCCGAACTAAACCTAAAGAGTAGCGAACTCTTTGAAAAGAACTACAACGCTAAAACTCGGATAGTAGTCAATCAAGGCGGAAGCCGAAGCGGTAAGACCTACTCGCTTTTGCAGATGCTCATCGTGATGGCGATGGAGGATAGAGGCAAGGTGTACTCCATAGTTCGCAAGTCCCTGCCGTCTCTAAAGATGACGGCCTATCGTGACTTCTTTGAGATTCTAAATGCCAACGGCCTCTATGATGAGGCACGGCATAACAAGAGCGACTACACCTACGAGCTGAACGGCAACCTCTTTGAGTTCATCAGCCTTGACCAACCGCAAAAGAAACGGGGAGCAAGACGTGATTACCTTTTTTGCAATGAGGCCAACGAGTTAACGTGGGAAGATTTTTTCCAAATTTTAATCAGAACAACAGGCAAGATATGGATTGACTACAACCCCTCTGATGCGTTCCATTGGATTTACGACAAGCTGCTCACGAGGGATGACGTAACGTACATCCAATCCACATACCTTGACAATCCGTTCCTGGAACCAAGCATCGTTGAGGAGATAGAGAGGCTGCAACATACGGACAATGACTACTGGCGTATCTATGGTCTGGGGGAGAGAGGTATGAGCAGGGCTACGATATTCCAGTACGGGCAGGCAGAGGTGCCAACAGATGCAAAGCTTCTATCGTATGGAATGGACTTCGGGTTTACGAATGACCCCACGGCTCTCGTTGCGGTATATGAGGCGAATGGAAGCCTTTACTTTGATGAATTGATCTACCGAACGGGGATGACCAATAACGATATCGCAAATATCCTAACCTCAATCGGTATCGATAGGCGCAGCGAGGTATATGCTGACTCGGCAGAGCCTAAGTCAATTGAAGAGCTATACCGGAGGGGATACAATGTAAAGCCCACGACTAAGGGCCCGGATTCTATTAACGCAGGAATCGATATAATGAAACGTTATAAGCTATTCATCACACCACGGAGCATCAATCTGGAGAAGGAGATGCGCAACTACAAGTGGACGGAGGATAAAAATGGCAACCTCCTTAATAAGCCCATCGATGCTTTTAACCACGCAATCGATGCTGCGAGGTATGCTATCTTTAGCAAGAAAAATAACCCTAACTTTGGCAGATATTCTGTAAGATGATATACGTAGCAGGACAACCGGGTGGAGTTTATTACCACCGCCTCCAGATACCATACGAGGACTTGCTGATGCGAGGCTACTTGGTAAGGTTTGGAACTATCCAAGAGCTCGACAAGTACAAGGGGGCAATCACGCACCTCGTGGTGAACCGAGGGCTTAGTACCACGAATCACAAGGCGTTCCGGTATATGTTAGATCAGAACAATATCAAGCTAATACTTGACTTAGATGACTGGTGGATGCTCCCTCGGCATCACGCCAACCATAGCAATCAAAAAACACAGGACATCCTAATGACTATCAAGGTAGCGGATGAGATCCATACGACTAACGAATACCTTGCGAGCAAGATCCAAAAAGAAAACCCCTACGTGCCAATCTGGGTACTGCCGAATGCGATAGACCCTCGCAGGAAACAATGGGAGAACATAGAGAAGGTGGAGGGCTTTAACGTGGGCTATATGGGTGCGTTGCATCACGATGAGGACTTGGCGTATAACCGCATCAATTTAGAGGGGCTGAATGCTTACACCATTGAGTACTATAAAGAGTCGCTAAGGGCTTCTAATTCGTTCCAGGGGGCTGACTACACAAAGTATGGCGAGTTGTATAAGAACATCCACGTAAGTATCGCCCCTCTTTCACCGAGTGCCTTCAACAGATGCAAGTCAAACCTCAAGGCTATCGAGGCTGGGTTTACCAAGACGTGCATCATCGCACAGGATATGCACCCTTATACTCCGTTTTTGAATAAGAGCAATGCGATCCTATGCAAAGGGCCGGGGCATTGGGAAGAGGAACTGCGGAACCTCGACCCTCAGAGGTGCGCTGACCTTGCGGAGCAGCTCTATGAGGACGTACAATTCTATCACATAACCAATATCAACGACACACGCCAGCAATGCTACGCACTATAAAAATACCAACGGTCTGGGCTGACATAAGCCTCAAGGACTTCCAAAGGTTTATCGGTGCTAACCCCACGGATGACAATGCTGAGGACTTAGCACTATCGATATTCTGTGGGATCGATAAGGATGAGCAGTCCGGGTTTCCGGTAAAGGAGCTGGAAGATATTAAAGTACTAATCGCTGCGGTGTTCACGGAGAACCCACCCCTGCATCGCTTCGTTGATATCGATGGGGTTAAGTATGGGTTCCACCCTAAGCTGGAGGACATATCGCTTGGTGAGTTTGTGGATCTGGAGGAGTATATGAAAGACCCCATTAAAAATGCACAGAAGTGGATGGGGGTGCTATACCGCCCCGTCATTAAGGAGGCTTACGGAAGGCACGAGATAGAGAAGTACCACCCGGATAAGCACGGTGGCGCAGCATTCGAGTCCATAACGATGGACATAGTGCAGGGAGCGCTGCTTTTTTTTTATCGTTTAGAAATCGGACTACAGATATCTTCTCTGACGTATTTGAGACAAGTGGCGAAACCAGAGAGATCCTTGATGCAAGAACCGCCTTCGGAAAACGCTGGGGATGGTATGCAGTACTCCATCAACTTGCTGCAGGGTCTATACAGAACCTTGACCACATAACAGAGCTACCGCTTTACCAGTGCCTTATGTGGATAACGTACGAGGCTGACAAGTCACGCCTTGAGATGCAGCAGGCTCGACAAAATAACCGATAAAGGGTTCTTTATTTATGAAGTACGGGTACTACCAAATCTGCGAGGCTCTGCAATCAGCAGCCGACAACTCCTCTTATGTGAACTCCGTAACGTGGGGCAATATCTTCGATGTAGATATGCGGAAGATGACTCTCTTTCCTTTATGCCATATCCTCACGGGAACCGCTGAGGTACTGGAGCGAACCGTGATCTATTCAATCGATGTTCTGGTAATGGATGCGATGGACTACTCAAAGCAAGATCCGAACGTAACACCTTACTCTTTTGAGGGTGTGGCGCAGAAGCAAGACATATACCATAGGAGCCTATTCTCGCTGCAGGAGATGATCGCAAGCCTCCGGAGGGGTGATCTGTACACGGATGGCTTTAGGCTCGTTAACGACCCGTTATGCGACCCGTTCGATGAGGACTTCGAGAGCACCGTTTGTGGATGGAAGGCAACCTTCCAGATAGAGACTCCTAACCCTACGATTATCTGCTGATGGAGACTATCAAGTCCCAGAACACCCGTCTTGCCCTTGAGAAGTTTGGCAAGTATATGGTTGTGGAGAGCCGTAAGAATCTCACACGCAAAAAAAAGAATGTAACAAAAACGTTATACAACTCCTTAGACTATCAAATCACCACGGGGCCGAATAGCTTCGAGTTTGACTTTTTGATGGAGGAGTATGGTGAGTGGGTGGACAAAGGAAGGCAGAAGGGCAAGATGCCCCCGTTTGGGCCAATCTATGCGTGGGCTGCCCGTAGGCGTTTGCAGTTCAAGGATAACAAAGGCAAGTTCCTAAGCTATGCCCAGACGGCCCGGCTGGTGATGATCAAGATTAAAAATAAAGGAATCGAGCCCTCTGACTTTTACACGAGGCCTTTTAACTTAGGCTTTAACAAGCTGCCGGATGCAGTAGCGGAGGCCTATGGCCTTGACGTAGAGAGCTTTATAGACTTCACATTAAAGAAAATAAACTTAAAATATAAGTAATGGCAATCACTATAACGCAGCAGGCACCGTCTCGCTCCTTCGCAAGCAGCCCTATGGTCTATTCTGTGAGCAGTGGCAATTCCGGTAACGCAGGGTTTAAGTACGTTGCGGATGTGTTTATCTGGTTTGGATCAAGTGCATCCGTGCCGGGGACTTATGCTTATCGCCTTATTAAACCGAAGGAAAGCATCAGCAATCTATATGGGTACTTTGATATCAGCAATATCGTAACCTCGTACCTATCGCAGACAAATATCGACCACGCTGCATCAACGGCCACGGACAACGATCAGACCGTCTGCAATGTACAGATCCAGTTCCGGGAGTTCACGACCGCTGGAGGTATCGCTGCAGTTACCGCAACATCCAACACGATCAATGCCTACGATGGCTATACGGAGTTTGTGGATGGGGTAAACGCTACGACCACCACGGGAGTAATGACAAGCGGTAGCGACACCCAATATATCCAGAACGCCCAAGCCCTTACGATAGGGGTAGTGCCTGCTCTGGTAAATGGAATGAGGGCAAACTACAGCGATGGGCAATCTGCGATGATTGACATAGTGGACTTTGGTGCGGTGGATTCAGTAAACTCTACCGACAAGCTATTTTACCTTCCTGCTGGCGTTGCTAACCTTAACGCTTCAGTCCTTGACCCCAAGCCACAGGATGTCGCAGATCTATTATACTACGACTTAGCCCTTGGCTTATTTCAGAGCGTTGCATACTGCAGAAGGGTAGAACTCGATGGAGGCGTATGCGAGGCCTTGGCTTGTCTGGAGGCTGCGTTGCAGGAACTCGGGGAGGATGATGCCGCATACACGACTCGCTTTACCCCGGAGTGCGATGGAAGGTATGACCCCGTTACTATTGCATACCAAAACAAATATGGAGCGTGGGATTATATCGTTGCTTTTAATAAGATCGTAAACTCTACGAACACCACAAAGCAGAAGTTTGAGACTAACGTAGGCACGCTCGGCTCGAGTACCTTTACCTATGATCCTGCTACCGCATCCCCTACCAAGACCTTTAACAATTTCGGAAGGGATAGCATCACGCTAAACACCGGATTCTTGAACGATGGATATAACCAGATGGTAAAGGAGCTGCTTTTATCAAATGCAGTTTACTTAGTGGAGCAGCAGAGATACGTAACGCTTAACAATCAAACTCAGGAGTATAAGACAAGCCTTAACGATAGGCTCGTGCAGTACACCTTTAGCTTCGACTATGCGGCACAGGTAAAAAACAGGGTATGGCTCTAACGCTGCAAACCGCCACAGGGTATCTGGATTTATTCAGCGATGAGGGGATAAGTGTAGACTTCAATCTTGCAGACCTCAGAGACCCTGCTGCTATCTTTAGCCCGATATCCAAGAGCTTCTCGTTGCCCGCAACGGATGTAAACAACCAGTTCTTTAAGCATTACTACGATGTAAGTATCAGCGGAGGTTTTAATGCGTATGCGAAGCAGGACGTAACGCTCTTTAGCGATGACCTCACGATGATAAGTGGGTACCTGCAGTTGCTCGATGTGTCGCTGGAGAACACCGTGCCTAAGCAGTACCAAGTGCTGGTCGCTGGGGAGAACGCAAGATTCGCCCGTAACGTAGGTGAGAAGGAATTAAGCGAGCTTGATCTGGAGGCATACATACATATTTTTAACTACGAGAACATCGTAGATAGCTGGAATGGCGATCTATTTGGTGGCGATATCGTATATGCCCCGGTAGATACGAGGGTATTTGCGAGCGACACGCTATTCTCACCGCAGCAGGCGTTCACCCCACTTCGTGAGACTGACTTTTTTCCTGCGATAAAAGCCACGATTATCTTCGAGCAGATATTTACGGAGGCAGGGTACACGATAGAAGCATTTACCGGAATCTTCGCAAACGCTAAGTTCACGGATATGATGCTGCTTGGATATAACAAAGAGGGGCTCGTGCCATTGGAGGCATCCTTCAATAGCAGGCTGGCTCAAGTGTACTCGAGTGAGAGTTTGGCAATCCCAGAACTCACGGCAACTGCCCCTACTATTATCCAGTTCAATACGGAGGTCTATGATAACGGGAGCAACTATAATCCTGCTACTTATCGGTATGAGGTTCCCATTATCGGGGAGTACAAGTTTAATGTGCAGGGCGCTATAGAATCGGCCTCGGGCAACAGGATGTACCAGATCATTATGTACTTGGGCAACACCGCAGTCCAGAGCAAGGATGTCGTAACGGCTGGTGCTTTCTCAATGGACTTCGTGCATTTTTTTAGGGACTTGACCACAAGCAATCTTGTATCGTTCCGGATAGGGGGGATTAGTTCCGGAGGCACCCTTGCATCCAGTTGCCAGATGACCGTGATCAGCGCACCGGACTACCCTACGGGGATGGATGTAGACCCTTCGATGTTCTTGCCGAAGATGAAGCAGAAGGACTATAT